CGGGACGTTTAACGGTTAACTGTGCTGTGCCTCTACGCTTCTTTGTGCCGCTACCAGCGCCACGTTTGGATGCTGGTTGAACAACTGCTGCCGTCTTCACCGGAGGTGGTGGAGGAGGCGGGGGAGGAGGTGGAGGGGGAGGAGCTTTAGGACCGCCTAAACACATGATTAATCCTTAATTATAATGGTTTCGTTCTGTTCGTTAAATTGTGATCTTAGAAACTCAACGACTGCTCGTTGCCCTGCGTTAAACCATATCTGCCTGTCACCCCAACTGATGTCGGGATAACGGGCTGGGTATAGTTCCTCAAGGCGATCAATTAGATCGCTGGAAAGATCGGGAATTCGTATAGGTCTATCCATTGTTGTATATTCTATCGTCTAATTCGGGTGGTAATTGACCCTCTTTAATGGCATTTTCTGTCCACATCCAAGCCGCTGCATTCCACAGTATTGCTCCTATGTGATCCTCTGATTCGTCACCCTCAGAAGCAGCCAGTAGATGTCTGCTGATGCTGTCCTGAAGGCGTGATAAAGGCATACCCTTCATCCAGTTGTTAGCGCCGTAGTTTTCGGCTCCTTGCTCGAAGCGTTTGGCAAGGGCGTGAATGGCGCATGGGGGAATAAGGTGGTATCTCCCTCTCCCAGTGTCCCCGTCACGCTGTGAACCTGTTGGGAATACTTTCTTTTGTCCGCTGGTTGGTAGCTCGCTGGCATCCATAAATATGTTATCTCCTTTTGTTTAATGTTGTAGTCGTCCTTGCGTAGTAGTCGTGCCATCCACGCATTCATAAGTGCTTCGCTTTCTGGTAGTTCTTTCTTGGCATAGAGTTGGGATACCGACTCCCATGTGTAGCCGTTCTTCTCCAGATACTTCTCTGTTGTCTTCAACCCGTATCCCGGCACACCACCATAGCCATCCGTGTGGTCACCCATAATTGTCTGCAACAGGTGGAACTTGTCAGCCATCTCCACGGTTGGGTGGTGGTGTTCATCCTTACGGAAGTTGTACCACCTGCCGGGAACACCGTGGAAGTCCTTGTCGATGCTGACAATGATACGGGTGTCCAATCGGTTGGGTCGTTCCGTTGCCAGTATGGACAGCACATCATCTGCCTCAAGGTTAGGCCAACAAGCACAGTCGTAGGTGTCCATCATCCATTCCCGACATGCCTTCAGGATGATAGGCTTGAACGAGGATCGTCGGTTGGACTTGTACATGGGGTTGAGTTTACGGCGATAGTTCGCACGGTCACTGAACGCTATGGTTGTGGCCTTTGCACCAAGACGTTCTTCCAGTTCCGTGATCCGTTCGTGGATGTAGTCCTTGGCTCTGCCCATGTCAGCGTGAAGCGTCCATAGGTCGTCTTCCCACTCGACTGGGTATTGTGCAATGAACGCAGCTTCATAGGCTATAACGTCACCGTCTATCAGTATGTTTATTCTTTCGTCATTCTTATTCATTTGTTCGTTTTTTCCTTGGTTGTGTAGAAGGGTGACCAGTTGTTTCGGTACACCTCCCACTTGCTAATTTTCTTTGTTGGGTTGGGATAGAAGCGTAGACAAGATACCGTAATCACTGAACGAGGGATGATGTACCACGAATCAACTGGCTCAATAAGTACAGCCATGATGTCGATGTCCGGCGACAACGGTGACCTGCTGTTTCCACGACCATGTACCGCCATCGTGTGATATGTCTCTGTCTTTTTCTGTACGTCCCGTGTCCTTGTCCCTTTCACTTGCACTTTCAATAAACCTGCTGGGCAGTCCACGACACAATCATGCGGTGCAATGGTCGCTGGTTGATGAGGTTCAAACGCCCTGCGTAAACACTCTGCTGTAAAAAGAACTTCACAGTAGGTTCCGTATCTCCCCTTCTCACTTGAATCCATCGTCTCATTATTAGTGCGTCTCTGCCCAATTGCTTCCTACTTTAAACTCACCGTCCAGTGGACATTGTATCTTCAGGTCTTCACCAGCCTGACGAATTGATTCAACAGCAAAGCGTCCGTAAGCATCACTCTTCAGTGGTGTTACCTCTGCCTGAAACTCATCGTGGACGTTGGCTACAAATGCAAAGTCCTTGCCCCATATCCATTCCAACCTGCACAAGTGGTTGTTCAAACGGTTCAGTGCTTGCTTCATGATGACAGCACCACACGATTGCAGGAGCGTGTTAAGCGCAGCGTGTTCACTGCGTATCGGCAACGCTCGTCCGTCCACACCTATCAACATGCCTGACTTCTTGGACTTCTCCTCAACCAACTTCTTTAATCGTGCCAGTGCTGGTAGTTGAGTCAGGAACCTTTTCTTTAAGGCTTTGCCCTGTTGGGGTGTACCGCCCACTATCTCCCCTATCTTACCGTCACCTGCTCCATACAGGAATGCATAGATAAAGGTCTTGGCTTGGTCACGGGTATCCAACCCTGCTGCCTTCTGGTTAACAGTGTGGATGTCTTCTTCCAACAGGTAGCGTCCGTATTCCCCACCATCAAATGCTGACAGGTAATGAGCCAAGCATCGTAGTTCCAACCCGCTGGCATCAACACCAACCAGATCAAACCCTTCACCTGCCTTGAACAACTCACGACATTCTTGACCATAAGGCGCACGTACCGCTGGTACTTGTGCAAGGTTGGGGAGGCTGTGTGTGCAACGTCCTGTCACGGCTCCGTTGGTGGTGACCTTTCCATGTATCCTTCCGTTGACAACACTGGGCATCCATCCATTGGTTCCTTCTGCCAACTGACCCAGACGTTTGACCACCATCAGATACTCAAGCAGCTTCTCTGCTGACGGATGCTTGATGGACTTCAACACACCTTCATCAATCTTCGGGCGACCATCAGGCGTGAAGATGGTAGGCTTCCAACCCAATGCTTCCAGACGTTTGCCTATCTGGTCACGACTACCGGGATTAAAAGGTATGGTCTTTATCTTGTTACCGACCTTAACAGCTTCGGTAGCCAGTGACTGCTTAACACCTGCTTCCTTCAGTACCTTCTTCAGTTTGACCTTGGTATCTGCCTCATACGATTCACCATCGCTTTCGACTTTCCACCCAGCAGCAGTCTTCATCTCTTCGGTGGTGGGTGGAAACACCTGTTGCAGTTCGTCCCGCAACTCAGCCCGTCTAACTGTTAACGTCTGTAGCAGATCAAGCGCCTTGTCGTTATCAAACGCAAAGCCTCGCAACTCCTGTTGTCTGATAACACTGGCAAACTGATGCTCAATACCCAGCATGGTTAGTGGTGGTGTGTCTTCCTTTAGATGGGTGGCTAGGTTGTAGGTGACCAACACATCTCGTTCACAGTAGTTACGCATGTCGTCACTATATGTGTCGAAGGCTCCATCCTCCTCGCCGAAGTTATCCTTGGTTACACCCAGTCTCCAACCCCATGCCTTCAACGAATGGCTACCGTTTAACTCCCGTGGGAAGTTGTTGAGCTTGGCATCGTCGGTACGGATGTCGCTGTACATGGCACGACTGGTGACCAACGTATCCAACACCCTGCTTCTGGGTCGCCACTTGTACACCTCGTACAATGCAGGTAGGTCGAAGCCTATGACGTTGTGACCACAGATGTAGCCGGCTTGGTCCAGTTGCTCCAACCCCTGCTTGATGGAGTCAGTGCTGTACGTCACCATCTTCTTGTTGCTGGGGTTGTAGATACTCAGGCAGTGGACGGTGGTCAGGCCAGCTAGCGTGGCGAAGTCGTCGATTGGGTTAGTCTCTATGTCGAAGTAGAGTGTTATGTCTTTCATTATGTTATCGTTTCCTTTAGTTCGTCTTGTGATGCTGCGTAGGACAGAGTGTTCCTCCCGAAGTCCCGCAGCCTTATTTCCCTTAGCAATTCATCTGCATCCATAAACCCCCTGAAGTGGTAGTTTGGAAACACACCTGTCATCAGTGCGTACACATCACACGAAGATACCTTCTTCCACTTGGTGGCGAGGAGATGTCCTTCGGGTCTGTCGGTGGTCTTCACATCAATCCTTAACCCGTCAATCACACAGTCACCTGTATCAAATTCCGGTGGTTCCGTTGACAGGTCTGGGTAGACGTTGAACAGTTTGCAGAAAGCCAACTCACCACCCATACCTATGATGTCGCAGTGGTAACCATCAGTGTATCCAATGAAACACTTGGGCTTTCCTGCTGCACGACAGTTGTCGTACCGTTGCTTCGCCGTGGTCTTCACCAGTCGTTGCTCCACCTCGTTCAAGGATATGGGTGTGTTCTTTGCTACACTCATATAAACAGATGACGCTGAACCTTCTTCCAGTATATTCTGGTTGCTTGTTTCTTGTAGCCGTTAGGTCCACCGTTATGGATACGTGCCAGTTGTTCCCAACTAACGCTGTCAGGTGCATGACGTTTCCAGTACGCCAGCATTACATTCTCTGAATACGGGCGGTACACACACATGCCATACGAACCAAACCGTAGGTCAGGTTGTTCGTCACATGCGTCCTGCCAATATGGATAGGTGATCTGGTACATACCAAGTGCATGTCCGTAGTCACCCACAGCGTATGGGTTGCAGTCGCTTTCAACGATCCGTAATGCCCTGAACAAATCACGCATGGTGCGTGGTACTTCAGAACGGTGCGCTATTTTCGGTAGCGTCAGCGCCTGTAAACATAGTGCTATCTTGCTCATTTAGTCTTCCTGTTGTTGTATCGAAGTGAAGTGTGGTTGCTAGTCCTGTCTCCCCGCTGAAGCGGTTCTTCAAGACCCTCACACGGGTTTCGTTTGCTGACTCTTCAGCCTGTTGATTACGTTCCATGCCAATGACAATGTCAGATAGTTGGGCTATGGCTGCGCTGCCTCTCAGGTGGGCGAGGCTGGTCGCTGCTCCTTCTTCATGCCCTACCCCAGTCGGACGTTTAAGGTGCGAAACAACGACCATGCCACACCCAGATTCTTCGACGAGTGAACGAAGCCTTGTCATTGTATTATAAAT